GAGGACGGAGTGGGTCAGGATGTCGGTGTGGTTCATTTCAATTCTCCTACTTGCGGGTGACGGTGTCGATCTTGGCTTTTGCGTCCTTAATGACATCTGTGACTTTCTTCATTTTCTCTTCAATGTCCTTGAAAGCATTTTGCAGGCACATGAGCTTCGCGTCCATGGTGACCAGAAGCTTTGCCGCCTCGTCCTTGATCGCTTGCGTCTCAACAATTGCGGCGCGGAGCTTGTCCACCTCGACATTCACAACGTCGCCATACTCAGGCCCGAAGTTGTCCTCGCGAATGTTGCGGACCCAAGCTAAGGGCACGTTGAGGCTCTTGGCCACGCGCTCGTCGTTCCAGTCGCGGTCATAGCCCCGCGTCTCGTCGAGGTAGTGGCTGTCAATCTCACTAAAGATAATGCGCCGGTCTTCCTTTGTCATTTCCGGCGGCAGCTTGGGGTCAAAGTTCATTGGCTTTACTCCATCATTCAATAAGGGTTTTGGCTCAACCACTGCTGGCGCCGGTGCATTAAGTAAGACAGTCTTGGGCGGCTCAATTGGGGCGCGCTTTGGATTGCCAAAGACGCGAATTAAGTCAGATTCTCTCAAAACAAAGACGCCTCTGGCATTCTTTACCCGAGATATTTTGTTGTTATTGATGGCGCGGTAGATCCGGTTCAAGTCAGCGAACCCGGCATCTTCGGCGTCCTTGACGCTATAGAGCTTCTCCACAGGCACCTCCTGCGCGGGGGCAAGTTCAGGCTTTGTGGCTACAAGGTGTTCTTCAACAATCTTCTGAAGCTCCTTGAGCCTGCTCAGATCCTTCAGCTTCAATGCAGGGATCTGGACAACATTATCAACTTGCTTGCGGCCAATCTTGTTGGACGCCACGCAGATGTTGCAGGTGTCGTCTCCCTCGCGGTTCCCGACCGCCCAGCCGCGCTGCCTGAACTTCTTGATGGTCACTTCCGGTGGCAAATTTCCAGAGTGAGACGACGCCGCAACCTTGTCCGTCTTGCCGCACTGGCGGCAGACTATCTTGTAAGCCGATGCCCGGTGGTTGGCATCAAGACTCGATCTCACGAAATGTCTGTTCATATCCATCTCCATATTTATTGTTGCCGTTGGACCTGTGGCCCAGTTCTTTGACTTTCCCGACGTAGCGATAATTTACGGAAGTGAGGCCTTGGGACTCATAGTAAGGATTATTCGCTGCGTCGAACTTCTTGTAAAACTCCTCAACGATGGTGAACTCACGCTTCTCCAAGGCGTCACAGAAGTCCGCCAGCCCCGTTGCCGGGTACTCGCAGATGATCTGGTGGATAGGCCCGCCCTTATAAGCAGGCATATTCATGGTGATGAGAAACTTCATTTACCCTCCATTTCAATCTCAATCATACGTTTCGCTTCATCTGCGCCACGACACACGATGACCCTATCGCCAATCGCCGTCAAGTAGTCGTGCCAATCTTTTTGACTTTTATCTACAACGCCGCCCTTCACACGCTTCATCTCAATCCAAAGCTTCCACGCCGGGACATAAAGATCGGGGACGCCAGCACTGACGCCCTCAACCTTCAGCTTGGCCGCCGTAGTGATGCTGCGGGCGCCGCCGTTGGGGATTGCAAATATTCTGACACCGTCAAAACTTTGACGGAACCACTTGACCAGCTCGCGCTGCTCTTCATGTTCAGTGGGAATGCGATCCCCGGCCATTCTGTCTGTCACAAGACGTTTCTTCAAAACGGCGGCTCCATTGTCCATTCGTCGCACTGATTTGCCACCTGAGTGAACTCCTCGGGCGGGTCCATGTCAAACACGCCGCAGCGCCCGTCACTTCTGTAATTCATGCAGTTGTAGCAGAACCGGGGCGGGCCCTTGGCGAACAATTCCTTCATCATCTTCTCATGCGCCGCTAATTCTTCTGGCTTGTCGTGCCTCATGCCCAGCTCCTTTTCATCACGCGGAAGAACTTTCCGTCTTTCTTGTATTCAATAGTCTGGGGGGGCGTCCCAGTGTTTAACGCCTCCGACATTGCATCCAAATCAGTCTCGGTCAAACTGATTTTAGCCCTTGAGGCGCAACTAAGATTAAAGATTGATTGCGCCGCCTTCTGCCCCGCGTAGCCCTCATGCCTCACCGGGAAATATTCCACAATCGCCGGGTCCGACAGGCCACCATAATACGACACCGCCAGCATTTCCTTGCCGCTGGTACGGCTCAAGTGCTTGCGCCAACGCCAGTCCGTGACCTTCATCTTGCTCCCGTCCAGCCCCATAATGTCGTCATGGTGAAGCTGCAACTTTTTCTGCGCGATGGGGAATTGATACCCGCAGGAAGGGCACTCCTTGGCGCTTGGATGCACAAGCTCATGGCACTCGGGGCAGGCCTTAACAGGGGCCTCGCCGGGCTCGTCTGACTTCTTCCCAGTCTTGGGCGGCTGCACCGCCGTAATGGGGCCGTGCGTGGCCACCACACCCGCGAAGTCCAGCACCATGCAGTGGTCCGTGTGGGATTTGGGACGCATCCCACGGCCCGCCATCTGCACATATAGGCTGGGGCTCAGTGTGGGACGCAGCATGGCGATCAAATCAATGTCTGGATAGTCGAACCCAGTCGTCAAGACATTGGCATTGGTGAGCGCCCGCAGCCGCCCTGCTTTGAAATCCGCGAGGATCTTCTCGCGCTCCTTCTTTGGCGTCTTGCCGGTCACGCAGGCGGCGGCCACACCCTTCTCTTGCAGCACCATCGCCACATGGTGGGCATGCTCAACACCAGTGCAGAAGAACAGCCAAGCCTTGCGGCCATCGGCCATCCGCATAACTTCGTCCACCACCGCCCTGTTCTTCGGGTCAGTATCCACCGCCGCCTGCAACTCGCTCTCAATGAACTCGCCGCCGCGCTTTTTTACGCCGGACACATCCAGCTTCTCAGTCGTGTGCTTGCTGCGCAGGGGCGCCAGAAAGCCTTTGTAGATCAGTTCTTCAATGCTGACCGGCGTCAACAGGGCGTCAAACATAGCGGGCTTGTCGGTGATGTATCCGTGGCCCAGCCTGAAAGGCGTGGCGGTCAAGCCAATCACGCGAAGCTCCGGGTTGATATTGATCAGCTCCTGAAGAAACGTGCGGTAGTCGCCGGTTTCCTTGTGGTTGACCAAGTGGCACTCGTCGATGATCACCAAATCAACATGGCCGACCTCCTTTGACTTCTTCCCGATAGACTGGATTCCGGCAAAGGTGATGGGCTCGCCAAGGTGCTTCTTCCCGATGCTGGCCGAGTAAATCCCCATGGGTGCGTTGGGCCAATGCTCGCGCATCTTCTGGGCGTTCTGCTCAATCAGCTCCTTCACATGCGTCAGCATGAGGATCTGCGTCTCGGGCCACGACTGAAGCGCGTCCTTGCAAAGTGCAGCCACGATGTGGCTCTTGCCCGACCCGGTCGGCATGACGATGCAGGGGTTGCCCGCATTGCCCGCCGAGAACCAAGCGTAGAGATCATTGATGGTGTTTTGTTGATAGTCACGGAGCTGGGTCATATTTCACCACCTTGGCGCCCGGCCATATCTGTTTCATTTTTTCCACCACCGGATTGGCGCAGCCCGAGGCGTTGGCGATCAGCTCTTGGCTGCTAGTTGCGTCTTCGCCATTCCTAACTTTCTTCCCATCGACTTCATAGACCGCGATCCAGTCGCTGCCATCGAACATGTGCCACGGCACCAGATCGGGGTGAAGCGTATGCGCCGGACAGTTTTTCCCACCATGTTGGGTTTCAATTTCAATCGTGCATTCGTACCGCTCGCACCGCCAAGTGCCGTCCTCTTTCGGGGTGCTATGGGCACAAGTGCGACAGTTCACATGCTGGGTCAATTGCGTCTCGTGGCAGAAAGAATGCGCATCGCAGAATTTACACTGAAACCATGACGGGTCAGTTGATATAGGCGGCGGCATACGCTCAGACAGCGCCACACGTTTACCGCGCGCGACCAGCTTTTCCGCCACCTCTTTGTCATACCGAACCCGCTCGGTGTAGATGCGGTCGTTATCCTTGCAAACCGCCACGTATAGAGCACGGTCGATTCCGGTCCCGTGCATGTAGACCTGCATCTGAGCGTAATGTTCAGGCTTTGATTTTTCGACACCCTTGGCCTCCACGTCGTTGAATGATTTCAATGAGTGCGTCTTGAACTCGCCAATGTGCTGCTTGTTCGGCGCCTCTGGGACGCCGCTGTCGATGATGGCGTCGATGCTGCCGGAGACGTGACAGCCAAAGTCTACCCTCGCCTGTGCATCACAGGTGCGTATGTTCAAGCCAATCGAAAGAAGGTCGGTGATGATATTCGCTTCCTCCATGTGCCCCCGGCGAAACAGGCGCAAGATCCGCCCCGGAAACTTTGGTTGCACCGCCCACCGGAACGAGAGCCACATCTTGCGCTCGCAGATGCTGCCAAGCATAGAGGCGCCCATGTGGGGGCGGGGGCGCTCAATGTTCTCCTCGTGGGCCTTGTCGATCAGGCTTTCGATGGTATTTTCGCTGTCAGGTATTTTCATGTTTATCCTCATAAATAGACCGGGGCGCTTCCGCCCCGGCCATTGATGTTACTTCTTCGCCCACGGGGGCGCTGCCTTTGCCGGGGCGGCAGCAGGAGCCGCAGCCATTGCGGCGCGAGGCGGCGCTCCTCCGGCGATGGGCTTGAAGCCCTTCACTTGGTTCTTGTCGCCGTACTGCTCGGACTTCTCGATGTCGAGCTTGATCATCAGGCTGTTGCCGATGAGCTGGTCGGTGTCACCCACCCGGGCCAAGCCGATGGCGCGGCAGATGTCGCCAAGCTGCTGGCGCCCAATCTCCTCGGCCTTCGGGGACTGGTTCCTGATGTTCAGATTGCCAAACACCACACGCCCCTGATGAGTCGGGCCGGTGATGTCGTAGCGCAGCGCAATATACTGGCCGGTTCCGGTCTTGGTGTTCTTGATCTCAGCCGCCGACATGGTGGCCGAGTACCAGCCCGGGGGCAGGGGATCAAAGTTGCCGCTGTTGCCCTGCGGGAGGGCGGAGACTTCAAAGGTTTCGCCGAGGTTTGCCATGTTTTTTAATCCTTGATGATGGTGAAAGAGGGTCTTCCGGGTGTCGCTGTAATTGCGCGGGCAAAGACTTGCTTCACGTTGTCGCCCACGCCGTTCCATGCGGTCATGCTCAGTTCTGGTTTCCAGCGGAACAGCAGGCCGAGGTGGTCCTGCATGTCATGCTCCGCTGCAATCTCTTGGGCCATGTCCCCATCGACCTTGCGGTTGATGCGGCAGGCGATCTTGATGGTGAAGGGATCGGCCTCCACCTTGCGGGTGTGTTCGTCAGTTGGTTCCAACCCAATAAGGCGGACCATCTCGTCCTCAATCAGGCGGCGCCTATCTGTGGCGTCCCGCTCGGCTTCCTTTGCCTCCAGCCACTCCACAGATAATTTCTGTAGCGGCATCATGCCGCACCCCCGATCTTGGCGATGATCTCGCCGAGGTCAGGGGCTTCCCACGCGCCGAGCTTGCCCGAGCGGTCCTTGGCCAGCCAGAGCCCGTCCGAGTCGCACATGATGGCGCGCTGGGTGTTGCCGTCCGCGTCCTTCTCAACCCGAAGCGCAAGAACTTCGTCGAAGAAGTAGGGCAGGCTTTGGCCCGTCTTGTTGCCGGGCATGGACGGCGCGTACAGGATCCGCCCCATCTCGTCCGTGGACTTCTCCAGCTTGGCGCTCATGTAGACGTGGCGCCCGGGCAAGTCGCGGAAGGCGCGGATGATGTCAGCCATCTGCTCCTGCATGGCGCCGTATGCCTGCCGGGGGTCCTTCGCGATCTTCTTCTCATGGTTCAGGACGACTTCAGCGATCTCGCTGATGCTGTCGAGCGCCACGCTCTTGAAGTTCAGGCCCTCCGGGGTGGACATCCATTCGAACGCCTCCTTGAGGTCATCCATGCTGGCGATTTCAATATAGGGCAGGTCCGCGTCCTGAATGGAAAGCAGGCCGCCCTCCGCCGACAACACGATGGGGTCGGGCAGGGTCGGTATGAGCGAAGTTTTTCCCGCGCCACTTTGGCCATACACCAATAATTTTACACCATTAGATGCAAGACCACCGGTTGATTTAACTGATATTGCCATTTCTCATTTCCTTTTGATGGTTGATGGAGTTGTTAATGCTGTTTCAATGTCCCATCCAATTTTAACCCTGTACAACAAGGTTTTTACTTCTAAACCATATTCTTTGGCCCATTCTGTTACCGTCATTGTCTTCCCTTCATATTCAACAAAAACATTACAACGCTTGTTGTTGCTCTGTTTTTTGTTTGAAGCCCATCTGCAATTGCCCGGCTCGTAATTTCCATCTGGATCTATCCGATCAATTGATGTTCCGTCCGGGCGTTCACCCATATCACGCAAAAATTCAGAAAAAGATTTTGACCATTGATCACATACCTTTATCCCCCTTCCGCCATAATTCGGGTAATCTTTGTTGTCCTTGTTCTCACATCTAAATTTAAGAGCCCTCCAACTTGAATATGTCCGTGAGTTTGTTTGCCCATGAGTGGCATTTTCTTTGTTGCGCTGAACTAAATCAGGACGCGGTTTGCGGGGTTCTTTCTTCTTGCAACCGCAAGAAGTTTTAGTTCCCTTTGCAATCTGCGTAGCAATTGCTGTTGTGATTGATCCACAATCGCAAGTGCATTCCCACAAATTTTGGCTCCCGCGCTTGCCAACAATTTTCATTGCAACAAGCTTTCCTGAACGCAAACCAGTTACGTCTTTTGCTGGCATTACCATGTTTGTGTCTTCCCTTTTTGTTAAGGTAAAACCAAACTAGCACTTTGCAGCAAATGGGTCAACGTCTTCTCCTTGGTCTTGATCGGTCGGACCATCCGGTCGATCAACACTTGCAATCTAGTCGTGGCTCTGGCATTTAGCAACAGGGAAATATCAAAAATCCACAAGAGGTTCAAAAATGATGACAATAGAGGCGATCAGGCTTGCCTTACGCGACCGGCGAATTAGCATGGTCTCCAATGCCACCGGCCTTCATTACAATACGATCAGGGGCATCCGGGACAATGAAGACGCCAACCCCAGCTATAAAGTCCTCAAGGCTTTGAGCGACTATTTGGAAGGTTCCGCCAATGGTTGACCTCACCGGAATTTTTGGCGGCCCGTGGGCGCCTCCCGCCGAGAACACGCTGCCCCCTGAAGATCAGCTCCGCGATGCGATCATCGCTGCGGGCCTCACCCCACCAAAAGAAATTCTCCTCGACGGAAAGATCCACAGATTTTTTTCAGGCACTAAAGGATCAGGCGGACACGACAAGCCCGGATTTTACATTGCCTTCGGGGACGGCATCCCCGCCGGGCGCTTCGGTTGCTGGCGCTCGGGCATCGAATCCACATGGCGCGCAGACGTGGGCCGCAAGCTCACCCACACCGAGGAAATGGCCCACGTCAGGCGGCTGTCCGAGGCAAAAATGCTGCGGGACGCCGAGACGGCTCGAAAGCAGGAGGTTGCGTCCTCAACCGTGGAGAAGATCTGGTCAGACTGCGCGGCGGCCAGCCCAGACCACCCCTATCTCAAGGCCAAGGGCATCAAGACCCACGGCGCCCGCGTAACCGGAGACGGGCGGCTAGTCGTCCCTCTGTTTGATCATGACGGCGTCCTGTCCAGCCTCCAATATATCGCCGCAGACGGCGGGAAGCTCTACCACTCCGGCGCCCAGACCGGATCCCGCTTCTGGCAAGTCGGCACCATTGACGAGCCCGGCACCCTCTACGTCGCCGAAGGCTTCGCCACCGCCGCGACCATTCACGAAGTCACAAACCGCCCCTGCGTCGTCGCCTACTCTGCCTCCAATCTCGTCCCCGTCGTCGGCCTGCTGCGCGAAATGTACGGGGCTACGCAGGACATCGTGATCGTGGCGGACCATGACGCCTCGGGCGTCGGCCAGCGTTACGCCGAGCAGGCCTCGGCCAAGTTCGGCGCCCGCATGGTCATGCCACCCGAGCCGGGCGATGCCAATGACTACAAGCAGGCCGGGCATGACCTCGCCGCCCTCCTCTCCCCGCCCAAGGACGACTGGCTCATCCCAGCCGACGACTTCTGTTCCCAGCCCTCGCCCATCTCGTGGCTCGTCAAGCGGTGGGTGCAGGACAAGGCCCTCGTCATGGTCCACGGCCCCTCCGGGGGCGGCAAGACCTTCGTGGTGCTGGATTGGTGTCTGCGGATGGCCGGGGCCGTCCCCGAATGGGCCAGCCTCAAGGTCCGCCCCGGCACGGTCGTCTACCTCGCGGGCGAGGGCCATCACGGGCTTCGGGGACGCGTGGCGGCTTGGAAGGTCCACAACCAGTCCGGGCCCCTGTCCATGTGGCTCTCCCGCGACGGCTGTGACCTCAACACCCCCGCAGGCTACATGAGGGTAGTTGACAACGTCCGGGCGCTGCCCAAGCGGCCAAGCCTGATCGTCGTAGATACCCTCCACAGATTTCTTTTGGGGGACGAAAATTCCGCCCAAGACGCAAAGACCATGCTCGATGCCTGCGGCGCCCTCATGGCGGAGTTCAACTGCTCGGTCCTGCTGGTTCATCACACCGGCGTCAGCGACGAGGCCCAGCACCGGGCGCGGGGGTCATCCGCGTGGCGGGGCGCCCTCGACATCGAGATCAGCATCGTGCCCGGCAAGGACGGCGGCCCGATCCAGATCGTCCAGCGCAAGTCCAAGGACGCGGAGCTGGCCGAGCCGGTCTGGGCGGAGCTTACCTCCGTCACGATCCCCGGCTGGGTGGACGAGGACGGCCAGCCCGTCACGAGCGCGGTCGTGAGCCTCACAGAGGCCCCTGTGGTGGCCAAGAAGGAAAGTAAGGAGTCTGTGTTCTTCAAAACATTCGCGGACGCTTGGTGGGCCTCCGGGGCCGAGGAAAAGGATGGATCGCCATATATCACGCGGTCGGCGCTCAAGGCCAAGCTGAGGGAAAGCTGCAATGAGGCGACAGCCGACAAGAAGATGAAGCCGGGGTATCCTGACCAGCCCGTGGGCGCCCTTTTGGCGGCTGAGATCATCAGCCCGTTTGAAAATGGGTGGGTGGTAAGCGATGGGGTTTATGCTTCAGTGTTGCTCGTTAGGAAAAATGGGGATAGGGCAAAACCATGATTTCTATTGCCACGCTTAACCGGACCGGAACGGACTTTTGCGGACTTAGTCCGTTTGGGTCCGAACGGACTGACGGACCGGACCGGACTTTTGACGGACAGTCCGTTTGGGGGCAAAACAGCGGAAAACGGACCGGACCGGACCACCCCTCCTAGGGAGGGGTCCGGCGGTCCGTCCGGTGCGGCGATAGTTCGGGCCGGGTAAATGGGGCATGAAATAGGATAGTGCTTAAACTTAACAAAAGAGGGGAATAAGCATGAGTGGTTCAAGTAATATGGTCAGCGAAGAGGTGGAGGCTGAGGTCTCCGCCGCCCTCACCAAGATGGTGGCGGACGAGCGCCGCTATGCCGGAAGTCCGTGGCGGCCAATCGCCACCGCCCCCAAGGACGGCACCCCCATCCTCGGCTGGTGGGGCACCGAGTGCATGATCTTGGATTGGTGCGTCGTCATTGAGCGGTGGGGCTCGACCCACGATGGCGAAGACATGTTCGAGCCGGAGCCGACGCATTGGATGCCGCTGCCCGAGGGGCCGAAGGAGTAATGAGCATGATCATACAGCCAACCTCACGCCGGGGCTTCTTGACCGGCATGGCGTCCATGTTTGCGGCGCCCGCCATCGTCAGCGCCCAGAACCTGATGCCCGTGAAGGTCATCCCGTTCGAACCCTACATGCTTGTCAGGGGCCGTGATCTTGTCACCGGCGAGTGGGTCGAGACCAAGCTTATGGAGACGGCAGGCGACCCCTTCGCTTTCCTGAACGAGGGCTTTTACGGGCGCCTCGGCCTAGCCACCAATCAAATGTCCCTGTCCGGGCTTCAGACGGCGGCCATCGAGAGCCGGGCGGATGAGAAGGCGATGCGGTTCTTCCAGCACCAAGAACCGGAGGCCTTCCGCCTGCACCATGAGGCGGCGCCCTTCGCCATCCAGACCACTGACCGCCTCTATGGCCCCGACGAGGTTCTTTGGGTTTCTGAACCCCCGTACCGTTGGTGATAGAAAAGGGCCGGGGTACGCTGAACCAGCCCCCGGCCCCCTATGCCTGACAGCACCCCCTCGGGCGTCAGGCGATCTCAGATTTCATGGCCAAGACGATCTTGTCCTCAAGCCACTCGATTGTAACAAGGCCCTCCTTGATCGCCTCCAGCAGGATGGCGGCGGACTGGGGGATGGGGGAGTGGCCGGACAGCCAGAGCTGGGGCGTCCGGCGCGTCACGCCCATCAGGACGGCCACGTCGCCGGTGGTGAAGCCGAGGTCCTTGGTGAGTTCCCTGAAGGCGGCGGGGGTCATGCTTCGGTCTCCATGAATGCTTTGATCACTTCTGCCGCGACTTGCGGGACGATGGCATTTCCGTAGGCGCGCAGCTTTCCCACTCGGGCGGGAACCCCATTAGCCAAGAGACGAACGCCGGATTTAACGCGCCGGGCCTTTCCATCTGCCCCGGCGAGCCAGAGGCTGTCATCCCAAGCGCCATGTAGGTTTCTGCCGTCATGGTGGGCGTGTTCCTCGTGAACTCCGCCGGGTAGCCTCCCTCGTTCGCCATGTGGCATGTTGGTGTCCCCCACATCTTCACGTTTGACATCAGATGTGCTGCGCATTCCAGACCGACTTGTTTGCCCGATGCCGCTCTTCTCTCCGCAGCTTCCTGCGTCGAATATCTCCATTTCTCGTCCGAAGCGTTTGGCGTCGGCCACAAACCACAGACGATCTCTTCGATGGGGCGCGTTGACGGCACAAGCCGGAACAACCGCCGCTTCTGTGGCGTAGTCGATGCCTTCCAAGTCAGTACACACTCCGTCGAGCCAAGACTTGCCAACCGCTGCTGCAACCTGCTCTCCCATGACGACAGGGGGGCGGCAGGCGCGGATGAGGTCAAAGAAGATGGGCCAGAGGTGGCGCTCGTCCGCTTGGCCCGCGCCTTTCCCGGCAGAGGAGAACGGCTGGCAGGGGCATGAGCCAGTCCACACAGGCCGGTCGTCTGGCCATCCGGCGAGGCGGAGGGCATGGGACCATCCACCGATTCCGGCGAAGAAATGGCACTGGGTGAAGCCTCTGAGGTCCACAGGCTGAACATCGACAATTGAGCGGGTATCGACTTCGCCATCTGCGATCAGTCCTTTCTTGATCAGGTTGCGCAGCCACTGGGCTGCGTAGGGTTCGATTTCGTTGTAGTAGGCGCTCAATGGCTCATCTCCAGCAGCGCGGCCCGTGCGGAGGCCTGTGAGTGGGCGTGGCGCAAATCCCCGTGGACGGATAGCGCCCGCCAGATGGGCCTGCCCTTGGCCCTCATGGAGCCCTTGGCGAGGTATCCTATCAGGCGGTCGAAGTAGTAGACGGAGAAGGTGCCGTCCCCGTTCAGGGAGGTGTGGACGGGGTGGGTCATTCTCCCGCCTCCTCTTTGGCATTGGCCATCCTATCAACCTGCTCAACCATTATGTTCAATCTTTCAACGAGACGGTCGTCATACATCTGGCGTTGGATTTCGTCGTGGGCGTAATAGGCAAGAAGACACCATTCGCTGACGCTGTCGGCGATGAATTTGAGGTTGATGTATTCAATCTTGTCCATCAGATGAACTCCCCAATCACGATGGCGTTCAGCTTCTCAACGTGGGGCGCAAGCTGCTCTCGGGCCTTGCCGATCAGGGCGGCGTCGGCCACCGTCAGCAGGCACACGCTCATGGGGTGCTTCTTGGCGTGGTGCGCCAGCTTGAGGGCATTCATGTCCGAGGAGTCTTTGCGGTAGGCGTCAATGAGCTTTTGCATGTTGATCTCCATTTGGTGGGTGGTGGGGGCTATGCGCCCCCGTTGATGATTAGGCGGCCGCCGCCAGCTTGTTCTTGATGCGGATGGTCTCGACCAGCGAGCCGGGCTTGGTGCAGGCCGCGACTTGCTCGGCGGTCAGGAAGGTCTTGGCCATCTTGGCATCGAAACGCTCGGGGGTGGTGTAGGTGATGGTTACGGTGGCGAAGTCGCCCTCAATGATGCCGTCGTGGGCGGTGGCCTTGATCTCGGCCTTGATGGCGTCCATCTGGCGCTGGGCGGCGTCGAGCACGTCCTTGGCGAGGGCGGCGCGGTCGGCGAGGGTCATGTTGGAAGCGGTCATGTCAATCTCCATCTGGTTCGTTCCGGTCTCTATCTCGACCGTGATTTGAATTTAGCGAAACGCTTTCGCTATGTCAACAGAGTTTGTGAAATTATTTCGCCTCCCGGTCATTTAGTTGATCCATCAGGATCTCAATGGCCTCCAGCGCTGTGGCGCCGTAGCCGATGGGGTCGTGCTCTTGGCCGTCATAGTCGTCGGTGACCGCGCACCAGTCCCAGCTCCGGTGGAGCGAGTGGACGTTGAAGCTCACGATGATTTTGTAGTTGGTAATCATGTCGATCTCCATAATTTAGGGGAAGTCGAGGGGGGTATTTCCCCCCTCCTCGGGGTCAGCGCCCGTAAAAGTGGCGGATGTCCTTGGTCTCGCCGTCAAGGTGGTCAACCTCGTGGCCGAAGCTTGCGAGCCAAGCCTTCACCTCCTTGGAAGCGTGGAGGTTGTTGGCGTCGTAGTCCTGCCAAACCAGATCGGCCACGTCGCCGGTCACGTCAGTCACGGTGCCCGCCGCCAAGTCGATGGTCATGACCTTGGCGATGTCCTCGGCGTCAACCTGACCGTCAATCACGTCCTTGACCACCTCGGCGAAGGTCTGAATGGGGGTCTCGCTGATCCAATCAGTGGGGGTGGTGCGCTCGTTGTAGGGGCCCTTGCGGATGATGAGGGTGAAGGTGTTCATGTCGATCTCCATCTGGTTAAGTGATTCGGTCTGTGACCGTGAGATAGGTATACGCGAAGTTATTTCGCTTGTCTAGTCCTTTGAGCTCCTGTGGATAAGATTTACAGAATTATTTTCTGGTGGATCGCGACCGAGAAATGCAAAGCCGCGCCCCGGTTGATCGCCCTGCCCACCTTCAGGGGTCCGCTGAAGATCAGGCCCAACATGCGCCCGCGCTCGTAGTTCCATTGGCCATTCGCGTCGTGCTCGTAAGCCTCGTACCGGATGGGCTTGCCCGCGCGGGCCTCCTTGAAGCCCGTCGAGAAGGCGGCAGTGCGCATGATGCCGAGGATGCTGGCGTCTTTGGTGGGAACTTGGCGTTGCATATCAATCTCCATCAGAGTTGGGGGTGGTGGGGGCCGAAGCCCCCGGTTGGGTTACTTTCCGCAGTTTGCCTGCTCGTGGCCTTCGCAGACGATCTTGGCGCCATTAGTCAGGCGGCCATTCTGCGATCCAGGGCAACGGCAGGTGGCGAAGAGCGAGCCTGAGATCAGGACGCCGCGATGGTTCTTGCCGTTGTTGCGGAAGGTGACTTTCTGGGCTTCGTTGGTCATGTCAATCTCCATGTGGTTATCAGCAACCATGTCCCTGTTATAGGCGAAGTTATTTCGCCTGTAAAGGGGGTTTAGCCCCTGTGGATAAGATTTTTCAAAATAATTTCAGTGGGACGTTTCCCCCGCAAATCTGGGGGTCATTGTCCTTTAGCCCGAGAGGGATTATCTTTGATGGGAATGTGAGGGGCTTGAACATGGCTGTTAAAGAGAAAATTAAAGTTGGCACTATAAATGCTTGGCCCGCCGATAAGGTTGAGCGGCGCGCAGTCGCTGACCTCATTCCATACGCTCGTAACGCCCGGACTCACTCGGATGCGCAGGTCGCGCAGATTGCCGCATCGGTGAAAGAATGGGGCTGGACCAGCCCGATCCTTGTGGACGAAGCCGGAAGCATCATCGCTGGCCACGGGCGCGTTATGGCGGCTCGCAAGCTCGGCCTGCCCGATGTTCCCGTCATGGTGGCGACCGGCTGGTCCGAGGCCCAGAAGAAGGCTTACGTGCTGGCGGACAATCAGCTTGCCATGAACGCAGGTTGGGACATGGACTTGCTCAAGGTGGAAATGGGCGACCTGAACTTCGAAGGGTTCGATCTCAGCCTGATCGGGTTCGATGACAAGCTGCTGGCCGATCTGCTGGCCGATCCGACTGAGGGCCTGACGGACCCGGACGAGGTTCCCGAAACGCCCGTTGAGCCCGTGACCGTGCTCGGCGACGTTTGGTTGCTGGGGAACCATCGCATCATTTGCGGTAGCTCTACCGAAGCCGACACCGTTGCCAAGCTGCTTGGCCCGGTGAAGCCGCATCTTATGGTGACCGATCCGCCCTATGGGGTGGAGTATGATGCTGGGTGGAGAAGTGAAGCGGGGCGGCATAGTGCGGCAATGAAAACAACGCCTAACCATGTTCACGCAAAAGGCAAAGTTGATAACGACAACAAAGCCGACTGGCGAGACGCTTGGGCGCTGTTTCCCGGTGATGTGGCTTATATTTGGCACGCGGGTAATATGGCGCATGTTGTCGCTGAGAGCTTGCTGGCTTGTGACTTTGGCATTCGCTCACAAATAATTTGGGCTAAGAGCCAATTCGTAATAGGTCGTGGTGATTACCATCCGCACCATGAACCTTGTTGGTATGCTGTCCGCAAGGGGAAGACAGGGCATTATGATGGTGGCCGCAAGCAATCCACCCTCTGGAAGATCGACAAGCCCCAAAAGTCCGAGACGGGCCACAGCACCCAAAAGCCCATCGAATGTATGCAAAAGCCCATTGAGAACAACTCCAGCCCCGGACAAGCAATTTACGAGCCATTCTCCGGTTCTGGCACGACAATCATTGCAGGCGAGACTACAAGCCGCCATGTATATGCCATCGAGCTGAACCCCGCCTATGTCGATGTGGCTGTGGTAAGATGGCAGAACTTCACCGGCCAGAAGGCCATCCATGAGGCCACCGGCAAAACCTTTGAAGAGATGAGCAATGGCCCGCAAACCGCATGAGCCGACCGAAAAGGACCGCAAACAGGTCACGTTGATGGCAGGCATTGGCCTGACCCACGACCAGATCGCTAAGGTTGTTGGCGTGTCCGACGAGACCCTGCGCAAGTATTATGAAAAGGAATTGGAGACCGCCGCCGCTATGATGAACGCGCAGGTGGCACAGAACCTGTTCTCTATCGCCACCAGCAAGGCCAGCGGCTGCGTCCCCGCCGCTATCTTCTGGATGAAGACCCGCGCTGGCTGGCGCGAGGTGGACCGCCGCGAACATACCGGGCTTGACGGTGGACCGATCAGCCTCAAGTACGAAACCATCGACATCAAGAAGCTGGACGAAGAAGAGCGTGGCGCGTTCAAAGCCGTGCTTCGTTCTGCGGCCAACATCATTGAGAACGAACCTAGCGAGGAGCGCTGATGCTCCAGCTCAACCCGCCGCTGCCCGTCACGACGCCCAAGGGGCCGGGCCTCGCGCACGTCCTCATTGATTATGGCGCAGAGCATGATTTAGTCTGGGTCGTCTTTCAGGATACCGGCGAGTGCTGGTCTTGGCGCAATCAGGACGTGCGAGCGCAGGCGAACGTCACGATGGGGAGGAAGATATGAAGCCCTACCAATCCTGCGGCCCCCACTGGACCTACGGCTGGCTGCGCCGCCCGGAGCTGGACAGCCACGACGAGGGCTACTGCTATGAGGCCCCGGACGGGACGCTCATCTATTCCTCGCAGGAAGACCACATCGAGGTCATGACCCTGTTTGAGGTCTATGACGACGAAGGCAACTCCTACCTCTGCGACCGCGAAGGTCTCAACTGCTGATGCCCCGCTACATCACATATGGCGATCAGAAGATCGACATCGACCAGACGCTGTACGAGCTGGACAAGTATGAGGCCGAGTTGAACCTCGCCGACTTCGTGCGTCAGGCGTGGCACATC